CGATCTCGTTTTCTCGATGCACAGTGTTTGAACAAGCGGGAGACGAGCAAATTCAACGCAGGAGAGACTTCTTCTCGAAGTTTGAACGTTGGCCTTCACACGCTCAGATCATCGCTCAACGGAACTCTAATGTTCTGGAAACAGCATTAAAGAATTCAACCAAACAACACAAACTCAATCAGGAGGGATAAATGAAAAGGTTTTTACAAGCAAAAGGACGGCTCAAGGTCGGTGAAATGAACCGAACTGAGGCCGCCTATCGAGATTACCTGGAACAACAGAAAAACTCTGGGTTAATTCTCAAATACTGGTTCGAGCGGTTCACATGGAAGATTGCCTCAAACCGATGCTCATACACGCCTGATTTTTTGGTCATGCGTCCGGATAGATCTCTTGAACTCCACGAGGTCAAAGGTTCCCTGAAAATCTTTGCAGATGACAGCAAAGTTAAATGCAAGGTTTGCTCGGATGAGTGCCCGATTCCGCTGTTTGTCGTCACGCCTAAACCGAAGAAAGAGGGAGGGGGCTGGAATGTATTGGCCTACTAGCACTGAAGGTTATGTTTTCTGGATGATCAATTGCTACGTCGCGATGTTCGTCTTCCTTTGGATCTTCAAATGGATTACGGATTATTTAGAACGCCGCGACAAACTCAGAAAAAAGGTTGAGTTCTGGGGGCTATCAGCTCTCGGGATTATTTATCTCTACTGCCTGTTTAGCTACGTGAGGACTCTTGGATGACAGAAACAGAACAAAAACTCATTGATGATCTCAGACCTCGTTTGGACAATTGGCGCCGGGCATATCGTGACCGCGTTGTTAAAAACGTCTCAATTGCCTACGCGGTAGAGAGAGCTCTCGCATTGACGAGGAACAAGACTGATTTTTCTGAGGATTACACAGAGGATGATGGCAACAGTGGTTTGAGAGCCTGCGAAATCGACATGAAGGATGCGGACTTCCTTAACTTCGTCTGGCAAAACTTCTCGGCGCCGGGAACCGAAGTTCTCTCTATCGGAACCCATGGTTTGAATGTCCGGACAGCGAAACTGATTGTGTTGCTATACGTGTTTGGCTCCCAGTCTTCATTGAGCAAGGCAGGTAAGCGAATCTGGAACATCAAGCGGAGAAAGCTTGATCGGTGGACTGAAGATGCCTTGATATTTTTCGCTTTTCGAATTCGATATTTCGAACAAATCAACGAAAGGAAGGTTAAAAATGCGACTTGATTGGAATTTGATAAGAACGATACTCGCTCACGTAGAAGCTGAGACGATTAAAGAATTTTTAGAGGATGCGGATAGTATTTCTCAATGGAAAGAGGGCCAGTTGCTTTCTGAACGCTTAGAGTCGAGACAAAATCCGGCTCAAGTTGTTGTCCTGAGACATATCAAGCTTTTAAGCTCGGCCAATTATGTCGAAAACATCGAAATTAAAGAAAGCGCTGACGGGTTCTTTAGTTTTGCGTATGAGGGAGAACCGAGTTTGACCTTTGAAGGGTACTCACTCCTTGAATCTCTTCGCACCGATAATTTCATAGGGAAACTGAAGAAATACGCGAAAGAAAAAGGCGTCCCGTTGACGATTGAAAACGTGATTGAGCTGGCAAAAATTGCATTGCCGGCGTTGATCAAAATGGATTAAAAACGGGTGACCTATAAATCATGAACCTATTTATTTTTTCTCGGAGTATCGCTATACTGACCTCGCTGTTGAATAACAGCGCGGGCTTGGCGGCCCGAACTACTTAGGCGATCAGTCGCCGAGAGGCGTTTTTTTATGGCTGGTTGCAAGGGGATGGCGAAACGCCACCTCCTTTAAAAGTCTCTAATGAGTGAGGCTAAGGGCAGTCGCAAGACTGGCCGTTCCCTAAGTAGCGGTCCGCCAACCCTTAGACCTTGCTCTCCATCTTGGCGGGTGGAAGTAAGGACAACAAACTTACTTAGGAGACTTAAATGTCATTTCAAAATATCTGTGCTCCCGCACCGGTTGTTTCTGTTGTGAACAACACTGTTACAGCTCTTTCAACAGACGTTGCCAAACTCTTCAGCAAACTCCACAAAGATGTCCTCCGATCCATCCGAAGCCTCATAGAACAAGCCCCTTCGCTTAACGAGCGCAATTTTGCGCTGGTTGAAGTCAAGGACGCAAAGGGAGAAAACAGACCTGCCTACAGAATGGACCGAAAAGGTTTTGTTCTTTTAGCGATGGGTTTCACAGGAGAAGTTGCCCTAAAGTTCAAAATTGCTTATATCGACACTTTTGACCGGATGGAAGAACAACTAAGAGCGCAAAAGCAAATCGGCGATACGATCACCAATGCCCAGCAGGTTGCAATCCAACAGGCAGTGGCAAGACGCGCAAAGAAAACGGCTGTGTACTATCAGACGATCTACCGCGCAATCAAGGTACGCTACCAAATCCCACGCTACACAGAACTCAAACAATCGCAGTTCGAGGACTGCCTGCGTTTTATTGAAACGGTTGACTTGAGCGTGCCCGAAGCTCCGACTACCACTCCTCCAGAGACCGAGAGGCCGCAAAGATACGTTGTTGACGCGGATTTCTTGAAGACCCTGCAAGTGTTCTGTTACTACCAGCGCTACCTTTTCAGAAAACCTCTAATGCAGGCAATGCGGGTCATGCTGGCGTTGGATGTACCCGACGCAAGTAAACTTTGGGACGTTGTGAACAACCTTAATTTTGTTGAGCTCGAACGCTCGCTCGATGATCTCGGATTTTCAGTCAAAGACCTTGACTGTTACAAGCATTGGGCGTTGACGCACGCTGCCTAACAATCGAAATTTGAAACTCCGCCCCTCCAGCCCGAGGGGCTTCTTTTTGGTGTATAGTCACAAGTAGACAATTTCAAGCCTGTTTGCCAGGCCGCCTAGAGGCTTAAAGATGACGGTTCCTTGCGGAGGAACCGGTGTGTCCGAAGAGAACGAGACACAGAGCGTTAAGCCAGGCGAATATGAGAGCTCCGATTTCGGGGCTTTTTTGTTATCTGTTGCCTCTCAGAGGTCAACAACGGAACTTTTATGATCGAACCCAATAAGTACGACATTCAGACTGCATCCATCCTTATCGATACAGCCAAAGCCGAGCTGGATAGAAAAATTGCTGCCGAGCTTCCGGAGCAAACAAAGCGACTGGCCTTCTACCAAGGCTTCTGCGTCGTGGTTCTCGGTGTCCTGTTTTATCTATTCGACAACCATTTCTTCCAAGGTTGGAGGTTGTGGCTGGCAGTTGTTTCCGGTGCTTTAGGGTTTGCGTCCTTGCTGATGTCGATTATCTTTTCAAGCGGCGCTGCTTATCCTTCCGGAATTTGCAAGGATTACCTGAGATGGCTGAACACTCATTACCAAGATGATGTGCCAGTTCTATCCGTCCAGAAGGATTTGCTCAAACAGTATCAGCGCTCAATCGATGCTCTTAATGCCATCCATAACAGACGAGGCAATGCACTCCGGACAATCAATTTCATGTTGATTCTGTCAATTATCTTAGGTTGCTTGGCCCTTTGATTTCTCTAGCGGTTTCATTGTTGTCCACAACGTTTATCGACAAACCGCCAGCCTCTCGGTGGGCTTAAGCACCGAGCCAAACAAAGCAAAACCCCGGCAGTTGCGAGCTGTACGGGGTTTTTAGTGTCAACCTAGAACCAGTAGGTCGATATGAAAATTATAGCAACCGTAGGAAAACACATGTACCAATTAATGACTAGAGATCATCTTCCGAAACGAGCCGTCGTTTTTGGCTGGCTCGTCAACTTCATTATTTTTGCGCTGGCGGTTTTCCTTCTTTGTAAGTCTGTAAGCTTGTTTTTGAAGTAGTTAACTTTATGTTCTTGAGAGAAAAACAAGTTTTTTGGAAGGGTGTTGTAGCTGGCGTAATCGGCTCAGCGGCTTTCTTTTCGGGTCTGGTGGCTCTGATCTACTACATGATTCAAATTATCCAAGCGATCAAATGAGCCTCTTGGAACTAAGCGGTTCTTTTCCGAGGGGTTGTTGTTAAACCTCTACCTCCGGTTTTGGAGTAGGGAGAAGTTTTTATCGGCTCCTGCTTTTTATCTGCTGACATCATGACTCTTACTTTCTGAATGCTTGGTTAGGAGTCTACTCTTTATCAAGAAAATCAAGTTACAACATCCAGCAAGCCTAGATTCCCAACGGGAAGATGCTCACTCCGCTGGATTTCTAATTCTCCTGACGAGAATGGCGGAGAAAACCGCCTTAACAAACTATCTCCTTGGGGTTGGTTGGAGTGCGCTCGACTGAAAGATGTCGGGCGCACCTTTTTTAAGCTATGAAAGAATCTGAACTCAAAATTCTCTACAGGCCGGTCAATGATCTGATTCCGTACGCAAATAATGCCCGGACGCATTCTGAGGAACAGGTGAATCAAATCGCCAGTTCGATCAAGGAATTTGGGTTCAACAATCCAATCCTGGTTGATGAACAGGGTGGAGTGATTGCCGGACATGGACGCCTGAAGGCGGCTAAGAAGCTCGGACTGAAGGTAATACCGACAATTGAATTAACAGGATTATCTGAGGCTCAGAAGAAAGCTTTCATCCTTGCAGATAACCGAATTGCTCTGAATTCTGGTTGGGATATTGATCTCTTGAGAATAGAGCTGCAGGAATTGCAGGATACAGATTTGGCGCCGGTCACTGGTTTCTCCGACGAAGAGTTGAATGCTTTGTTGTGTGGAACCACCGAACCCGCTGAGGAAGAGGAAGAACCGGAAAAAGAGGAGCCCGAGGCAGACCGCTTTAATCTGACGCTCTCAATTCCGATCGAATACAAAGAGCAGGTTCAGGATTTCGTTAAGAGTTTCGGACCTGAGGATTTAATTCAGAAGATCATCGATATGACCAGTTAACTACAGGCAGGTTGAAGGCATGGAAGAAAAAGTTCAAAAGAAGCGGACTCGTCCACGCATTCAGATTGACCTAGAGAAGGTTGAACAACTGGCTCAGGTTTGTGACAACGAGGAAGAGATCGCTCTCGCGCTCGGAATTAGTTATCGAACCTTACAGAATCGAAAAAAAGATTTTGCGAATTTTGCGACCGCTATAAAAAAGGGAAAGGCTAAGGCCAACGCCTTTGTTGGCGGAAAGTTGATGGCTCTCATTCGAGAGGGAAATCCGGCAGCGACTATTTTTTACATGAAAAGCCGCTGTGGGTGGAAAGAGACTGACAGGAAGGAGATCACTGGAAAAGACGGTGAACCGGTCAAGGTCGATAAGGTTAACCAGCTGGATCTAAGCAAGCTCACCTTGGAACAGTTAGACGCGCTGGAGGGTATTGTGAATGCGGCTTCCAACGATACAGGAGATCAGACTAGCTAAGGCCCGTAAATCGCTTGCACATTTCACTACGTACACTAAGCCCGATTACCTAATGGGATGGGTACATAAGGAAATTTGTGACATGCTCGACGAGTTTCTAGAAGCTGTTAAAGAGAAGAAGTCTCCGAGGCTGATAATTACTTTACCCCCTCGTTCGGGTAAGAGTGAGCTTGTTTCTCGCCGGTTCCCTGCTTACGCCTTCGGGCGTTTCCCCGATCTTCAGATTATCGCTACATCCTACAGCTCGGATTTATCTCAACGTTTTAATCGTGACGTTCAGCGGATTATCGATGACGAAAAATATCTAGAGGTATTCCCGGAAACAACGCTAAATGGATCGCGAGTCCGGACGGACTCGCGAGGGTCGTACATTCGAACATCTGATTTATTTGAGATTGTCGGTCATGCCGGCGCCTATCGCTCATGCGGCGTCGGAGGCGGCATTACGGGCCAAGGCGCAGACTGCCTACTCATTGATGACCCCGTGAAAGATCGCGCAGAGGCGAATAGTGCCACGGTGCGACAGTCTATTTGGGACTGGTACACATCTACGGCGTATACACGCTTGTCTCCGGGCGGTGGTGTGATCGTCATGGCTACGAGGTGGCATTTAGATGACCTCATTGGGCGCCTCATTGAAAACATGGAGAACGGACAGGGCGATACTTTTACGGTCATCAACTATCCTGCGATTGCTGAGCATGATGAAATCCATAGGCGGAAAGGCGAGGCGCTGCACCCTGAGCGTTATTCGTTAGATCAGCTTAAAAAGATTCAGAAAACAGTCGGTTCGAGAGATTGGGCTGCACTGTATCAGCAGCACCCGATACCCGACGGAGGCAATGTATTCAAATCCGAATGGTTCAAATATTGGACAGAATCAAGCCTGCCTCCTGAGTTTGATCAGATCGTAACGTCGTGGGACATGACGTTTAAGGATTCGAAGAACTCCGACTATGTGGTAGGACAAGTTTGGGGGAAGAAAGGCGCTGATTTTTATTTGCTAGATCAAGTCAGAGGTCAGTGGGACTTCGTTAAAACACGTGAGATGTTTCTTATCCTTGCGCAAAAGTGGCCCAAGGCGTTACGCAAGCTCGTTGAGGACAAAGCCAACGGCTCAGCGATTATCTCTGAACTTCAAAAAACCGTCAGCGGCATTGTTCCGGTTACTCCGAAGGAATCTAAGGAGGCCCGTGCGAGCGCGATTACGCCGTTTTTTGAGGCTGGCAATGTTTACTTGCCGGATCCGAAGAAAACCCCATGGATGGGTGCATTTGAGGCTGAATTGCTCAATTTCCCAGCTGGCGCCCACGATGATTGTGTCGACTCCCTAAGTCAATGTCTAAATTACTTTAGAAATAATTCAACGTACATCCTCTCAAAGGATGTCCTGAAAGCTTTGAAGCGGCCTCCGAGGTTTTGAGTAGTTTTATCTCCTTGGATGAGTTGGCCGCCTACATAACCCGTGGGCGGCATTTTTTTCGATTAATGCAATGAAGAAAAAAACAAACGATAAACATCGCCCGTTAGGTTTGCAGAAACGGGCTGGTGTGGTGGATTATGCTCAGGCCGCCAGTGCTCCGTATTTTCGCAAAGGGAGGACATTAACGGAGGATGAAGTCAAAGCGCTTTCCTCGTTGCCTGTGACCCTTGGGTTACAAGGTTTAGACGAGGAAGATACCAAGTCCGTTTCAATGGCTCATGATTCGGCGTTTGGGGCTAGTCTAGCTGCGTTACAGAGTACGCTTACGGGTCACGCTATGGTGCTGGGACAGTTTCCTACAACATCTTTCGTAGGCTATGGTGTCCTTCAGCAAATCGCGCAAAATGGCATGATTCGTACCTGCGTTCAAACCGTCGCAGATGACATGACACGCGAGTGGATTCAGGTTACCGGCGGCGATGACGTTGAGAATGAAGCAATCGACAAGCTACAAGACCTGCAGGAATCAAAGTACAGACTACGGTCTCTATTCAATCGTGCTCAGTCGCTTGTAGGCTTTATGGGCGGCGCCTTGATTTTTATCGATACCGGAACTGAGAAGCTGGATTTGCCGTTGAATATTTCAGACGTTTCAGCTGAGATCAAGAAAGATTCCGACGTTAAATTTGTTTTAATTGACCCGATTAACGTATCACCCGGTTTGTACAACTCTGTCGACCCGTTGAAGTCTGATTACATGAGGCCCGCTCATTGGTACGTTTTAGGGCGCAAAGTCCACGCCTCTCGGCTTCTGCGACTGGTTGATAACGAGCCCCCGCAGTTACTGAAGCCTGCATACAATTTCTTCGGAATTCCACAAGCACAAATTTTGTGGGATTACGTTCTGCATTGGAACAAGGCTCGGGAAGCAGGTGTAAACATCTTAGACAAGCTGAATCTCTTGGTTTTTAAGACGGATTTTGCTCAGGTATTAGAAGCTGGCGGTATCGAGCAACTCGACGGGAAAATGTCGCTCCTGCAGAGATATCGAGATAATGATTCTGTGTTTGCCTGCGATTCAACCGAAGATGTTCAAAACATTACCGCCACCATTGCAGGCGTGACTGACATTATCCGCCAGTCGCTGGAGTTCATAGCAAGCATTAACCGTACGCCTGCGGTGAAACTCTTGGGTATTTCGCCGAGCGGATTTAACGCAACCGGTCAGAGCGATATCCGGAATTATTACGACCATATCAAGTCAAAGCAGGAATTAAACAGGAACGCGATTCAGACCTGTTTAAAAATCATTCAGCTTGTTGAGTTTGGAAAAATTGATGATTCAATTTCCTTCATGTTTAATGAGCTGGGTGAGGATGACGCTGCCGCTATTGCAATGACGGCAAAAACCCGCGTGGATATGCTGGCTGTACTTCAGGATAGAAACGTTATCAGCGCTGAAGAAGTTCGAGAATCGGTTAAGCGAGATCCGGCTACAGGTTTGGATTTCATTGGTGACGAATTGCCCGAGGAAATCGAGGGCGATTTGATGACTGATGATCCTACGGCCACTAACGGTCCTATGCAGGAGTTTTTATCAAAGAGGGAAACTCCGGCGCCAGAGAACAAGCCTCATTTGGATGACGTGGACGAATCGGGAGAAATTCATTGAAAACGGCCCGCAGCATTGCCGCCAGTCCTGCGATATGTCGAAAGTTCGAGAAGAAACTTTTGACGTTTGTTAACTCGTTTAGGCGTCGTGTTATCAATGAGATTTTGCTGTACATCGATCAGGAAAATCTCTTAGCCGAAGACGTGTCATTAACGTTTAGGCCTGATGACCCGATAGACCGTGAAAGGCTTAGGCAGATTAAGCGCAAAATCAATCGCCTTGTGCTCCGTGATCCTGAACGGTTCAAGCGGAATATTGATGAGTTTATCGCTCGCAACATGATGTCATGGTTACGAGAAGCGGACAAAGAAACGCAGAAGATCGCAGACTGGTATGTACGTAACCTGTCGGCTGATATTTCGGTTTCCCAAAAGGCCTCGTTAACGGCCGCGGGAATTCCCGCGGCCGTTCTCAGGCAGGCCATGCGTAATAGTCGTAAATCGTTTTTCATAACGCCTCAGGCTATAGATGAATTACCGAAGCTTGTAACCGACACAGTAAGTCTTATAACACGCATAAATTCCAGCGATATAGGGAACATTCGGGCGGCGTTTTTAGACGCATACGAAGGCAAGAACACGTACTCCCACATCGTTGAAACCTTGGAAGCTACGAAAGGCTTTACCGAGAAACGTGCTAGGCGAGTAGCGATAGATCAGACGTCAAAAATTAGTCAAAAAATTCTTCAAAAGAATTGTGAAGGAATCGGGATTAAGCGAGGCGTTTGGATTCACGTACCCGGTCAGTACTCAAGCCGTCCGACGCATATAGAGATGAACGGGAAAACGTTCAATCTCGGGGAAGGACTTTATGACAAGGCGGTAGACAAAAAAGTTATGCCGGGTGAGTTGTATTGGTGCCGCTGTACGTTTCGTCCTGTCATTGAGGACTAAACCAAGAATTTAAACAAAACCCCGTGAGGTACGAACTCGCGGGGTTTTTAGTAGTCGATTAGCTTAGGGAAACATCGACCATGAAGTTAATTTTATCAAAACAGACGAGGAGATTCGTCATGGATTTTGTCAGAGCCTACCCCAAGTGGTTCTTTGTTATTCGCTGGACTTTTGCAGGCTACTTAGCTTTTTATTTGTTTAAGTCGATAGTCCTTTTTGTCATTGGATTTTGACGACAGGGTAGCTCATATTTTGAGGTTTAGGTAATGAATAAAGATGATCGCTGTATTGCGTTCGACTCGGCCAGTATGAGAACGGTTGACGCGAATGGCTTTCTACACGTCGAACGTTCGCCGTTAACGCGCGTGCAAGTTGCACCTTATTTAGGCCGTGAAATCTCAGGCTGGCAGGCTCAAGGACTGGATCCTGAAAAGATCTATCACGCATACAGACCGCCGGAAGAACTTGCAAGCGAAGAAACAATCAAATCGATAAATGGTATTCCGATTCACCTAGAACATCACGATGATTCAGGCGAGCCTGAGGACAAACAAACTCGGGTAGGAACTACCGGAACCGACGGGGCTTTTGAGGCCCCGTTTTTAATGAACTCTCTTCATATTTTCGATCAGGACGCGATTAACCGTATCAATGATGGAAGCATGAAGGAGCTGTCCCTAGCGTACACATATATTCCTGAGTTTAAGTCAGGGGATACGGATGATGGGGAACACTACGATTTTGTACAGCGTCAAATTAGAGCTAACCATTTGGCGCTAGTTGAGAAAGGGCGAGCTGGCCCGACCGTGAAGGTTAGCGATACAGGTAAGGAAATCAATATGGCAGATATTGAAAACAAAGACGCTGGCACCGAGCAGAAAGAAGTTGATCTCGCCCAGAAAATTATCGACCTGCACAAGGTTGATGAAAACGGCAACATTGTAGACGCCTCTGATGAAGACAAAGAGGCCGCCATTACAAAAATTCTCGACGAGCTGAAAAGCAAGGGGATGAGCGAAGACGATCTCAAGAAAATGAAGGATACGTTGTCTGACTTGGCCTACTCAAAGGCTACTGGCGATGAAGCACCCAAGCCCGCTGAAAACGAAACAAAGGATGACGATATTGAACTTGACGAAAAAATGAAAGATCCGACTTTCAAGGCTGGATTTGAGGCTGGCGTCCTTTACGGCGAAAAACGTGAAAAAGCTGATCCGAAACGCATTGATCGAGATCATGAGCGCGAAGGTGAAGAGCGTTACTTGCAGGGTGTTGAAGACGCTTTGAAATCCTGCGGCCTTGATGACGCTCCGGACGCTGTCAAGAATGCTTTCAAGGAAGGCTACAAGTTCACGGCCAAAGAAGCCGAAGATGACGGTGAAGAAGTGAAAGGCGTCGAAGAAAAGGTAGAAGAAACGGTAAAAGCGTCTGATTCGCTCAAAGCCCTTAAATCCGCACTTGTCGACGAAATGACCGCAATTGAGGAAGTCAAGCCGATTGTCGGTGCAATTCGTTTAGGTGCTTACGATTCTGCAGGTCAGGTTTATTTGGCCGCTTTGAAGAAATTGGGCATTAGCGGCGTCAGTCCCTCTCAGGCTCGGATCGCCTATCGCGCTTATATTGCGGGCCGTCAAGGATCTACGAAGTCCTCGGCACACGATTCGGCACCGAAAGACGAACGTACCGCGCTCACTTCCATTCTTGAAAAAGTTAACTAATAGGAGTTTTTAGATGTTGCAAAAAACAGTAAATCTCTATCCTGCGATTGGCATTCCCGGTCAGCAGGTCGCTTTCAATCAGGCGGTATACACGCCGCATAATTACTTGAGCGATGGAACTGTGGTTTGCGGTACTTTCGCTTTTGCTAAGGCCGCAACGAGCTCCACAACGGCCGTTCAATTCCCTATCGCTTCTGCAAAAGGAGCTGCAGGGGACAAGGTAGTAGGTCTTGTAGAACGCACTTTCACGGCTTCTCTGCCGTCCTACGACGAGGGTACTGATATTTATCCCGAGGGCGCTGAGCTCACAATCGCCGAACGCGGTGATTACTACATTGTTGCTCCGGCCGCTGCTACGGTCGGTCAATCGGTTCTTTGTGATCCCACAACCGGAAACATCACATTCGGAGCCGCCGGCGCCGCAAATGATACGGGCTGGGTAGTTCGTACGGCTGGCGCTAAGGATGACACGATCATTATCTCTAACCACGGCTTGTCTATTACGCCTGCCGCGGCTAGTGGCAACTAATCGAGGAAAATTAACATGGATGAATTCAAGCTAGCACAAGAAAAGGGCATCGGCGGCGTAGGCGTTAAAGGTTTTATGCCGTATAACTCTACAAAAGACGGAAAAATCAAGGTTGATTACGAGGCCGCAGCGCGTTCCATCGCTCGAGACGCGGCCTTGCAGACACCGGTCTCTGTGGGCGTTCCTGCTATCTTTACTACGTTTATTGACCCGAACGTGGTCCCGATCCTATTTGGCGCTCAGAACGCATCTAAGGTTTTCGGAGAGGAGCGAAAAGGGGATTGGACCTATAATTTCTTCACGTTCCCTGTTGAAGAATTTGCAGGCAATGTAACCCCTTATTCCGACTTCACGGAAAATGTATCTTCAGATGTGAACTTTGCATACCCGACCCGTGAAAACTTCCTCTTTGAAACTGTCATCAAATACGGCGATAGAGAAGCGGGGGTTGCGGCGAAGGCAAAATTAAACCTTGTTGGCTCTAAACAGCAGGCGGCAGCTTATGTGCTTGCTATGGCACATAACAAGTTCGCGCTTTACGGGGTAGCGGGCAAGAAGATTTACGGGATGTTAAATGATCCTAATCTTCCTGCTTCTATTGCCCCGACATCTGTAAACAGCAACTCTACGTGGCCTGCTAAGGTGGCGGCTAACCCTGAGGGCGCCGCTAATCTCGTCTACGAAGATATCAACAAGCTTTGGATCGAGATTTCAGGAAAGAACGCGGGACTGGTCGATCAGAATATGCGTATTGTTTTAGCTATCAGCAACAAACGAGCCGCATACTTGACCCAACCTAACAATTTCGGTCGTACGGCTATGTCTATGCTCAAACAGTCATTCCCGAATCTTGAAATTGTTCAGTTGCCCGAACTCAGCACTACTGCAGGAGAAATGCTCTATATGGTGGTTCCTGAGTTGATGGGTGTTCAGACTGGCATTACCGCATACTCTGAAAAACTCTTCCTGGGCCGTGTCGTTCCGGAACTCTCTTCTTTTAAACAGAAAGTTGTGGGTGGCACATGGGGTTCCATCATTCGTAGACCCAGCCTCGTTGCAACCATGCTGGGGGTGTAACCTTCATTTAAACCAAACAGGGGGCTTTTCGGTCCCCTTTTTATTCATTCACGGAGATTTAAGAATATGGCAAGACCTGCGAAAAACGAAGATACAACACTCGCTCAGGGCGGCACTGTTGTTGGTTCAACTTTTGAAGATACGAAAAAAACAAAATCAGCGGCAAAAACGGCAGCAACTGTTGTTTTGGCTGTTTCCCTTCCTCACGGCTTGAAATTCGATGATGTTCCATGCAGTGACGGTGGAACAAAAACGATTGTATTCCCCGGGATTAATGACGCTCTTCGATCTAAAAGGGAGGGAATTCTTCTTGGCAGAGGTAACGCAGTAGCTTTCAAGATTGATAAAGCAGACTGGGAAAATATTCTCAAAATGCACGGAAAAGAAGCCGCATTTACAGGCGTAAATGGCGGATTGCCTTGCATTATTCCCATGAAAGACGAAAAAGAATTTAAGTCTCGTACTGATGAGCTAAAAGAGATTGATCATGGTGTGAATCCTGTTGATCCGGCCAAAGTCGGAGTTCAAGAAACTAAAAACGTATAGAGAGAGTTATGGCTGTTGTTATCTTTGATCCAGAGAATTTTCGAACGCTATACCCAGCGTTTTCGGATGAAACTAAATATTCGAACGAACTTCTTACTGAGTATTTTGGTATGGCGGCAGAGTTCGTGGGGAACTCAGATAGCACCAGTTTTGCGCCATACGATCCTGAGAACCACGTCTATTTGCGAAAGCGTCTCTTGGACTTGGTTATGTGCCATCTCTTAACGCTAGACGAAAACATGACGGGGCCGGTAGGCAGAATTTCCAGCGCCTCTCAAGGCTCCGTTTCTACTTCGTTTGATTTGCTTAAAACGAATTCTTATGTGGGGGACTGGTGGGCGCAGACACGATGCGGGGCGCAGTACTGGATCATGACGGCTCGTTATCGCGTCGGAGGCCGGTTTTATGGAGGCTCTAATTACCATCCTTGGGGGTAGCTTATGGGTATCAAAATTACCGATCACGGTATTTTTAACGATCTGAAAAAGAGCGCGGTTCTAAACAAAAATACCCATGCTGAAATTGGAATCATGATCCCCGATATCGCCACCATTGGGATGTATCTTGAGTATGGATGGGATCAGAGGGTAACGGCCAAACAGAATGTTTATCTATCAAGCGTCTTGGGTTTACCGATAAAAGATAAAGAGGGTAATTGGATTCAAAATTTTGCCATTCTTCATTTGCCCCCGCGCCCATTCATGCGCGCTACGTTTGCCGAAAAGAACAAAGAGTGGAAACGGGTTTTTGAATCTCAGTTCAAGAAAACGCATGACGTAAAGTTTGCATTGGAAGCTATGTGTATCAGGGCTTCTTCTGATATCAGCACAACGATTAGAAACAACGGAACGGCGTCTAATCCTTTTCCAAAACGTTCTCCGTTGACGATGGCTATGCTGGACGCCATGGGTGAAGCTGAGAAAGCTAAGCGCCAGCAAAAAGGACAGGCAGCGGTAAGCAACACGACAACTGATAAAGCACTCATGCGTACCGGTGTTTTAGAAAAGAGTATTACTTACAAAATCCATTCTTAACATGCTGAATCTTCATGACATTGTTCGACGTGCGATAAATCAAAACTATGCAGATGCAAAGCTAAAAATTTATCGTTCGATTGGACAGGAAAACGAGAACGGGATCATGTCCGCGTTTTACGCTCCGGCTGAAAACATTCTCGGTAATTTCCAGAGCGAAGGTGACGCTGCGTTGGATCATGCAAATTTGGCGGGTCAGAACACAATTATTCGTAAGCTGTACCTCTATGCCTCAAACGACCGAAAAACACGTCCATGGGCTCAATACAGACCTCTCGCGAGGACCGGCGATTACATCGAAGATTCGAAGGGCGGCTATTGGTTGATCACTGCGGTGATCGAGGATTTTTCGGACGCAGGTTGGGAGGCGGTCCGCTGCACATTCCAAACCACGCCTCAGAAGCTGAACATCGTAGAGGAAGAAGATGAAAGCACAAAACCTGACCCCGAACATCCGGACAGCGATCCAAGAATTTCTTGAGATATTTGCAGTTCCGGAGATGGCGCCGGAAAACATTTTCTACGGCAATCAGAACAATCTGGCATTGCCTCCTGAGGGGAACGATTACGTCATCTATTCCTACATCTCCAGCGTTCGACACGGGACGAGTGCCGAGGACTGGGAGAAGGACCAAACCGATGACAATGTTTACCTCTCGACAACTACGGAAGTCTTGGTTCAGGTCGATTGCTATGCATCGACTTTAAACGGCTCCGACGGCATGAATGCGATGCTGAGAGCTCAGGCCTTGGAGACCGTATGCAGGTCTCAGGTCGGCGTGCAGTTTTTCGTTGATAGGGGAATCAGCCTGCTTCATGCGGACGATCCGAGAGATACCACCATTGTCGGGGACTCTGACAACTATGTCCGGAGATCCACGCTGATGATTCACCTCAGCATGCAGAGCCAGATCAAAGTTTCAATGGGCTTCTTTAGTGCGGTTGATGTGGATCTGAAAAACGTTGATGTGAGCTACCCGCCGAAGGAAAAAGAATGAACGAGCAACTTGCTTTCAAACTTGGGAGAGCATTCAAGCTCGGACTAATGTATGGGCTTGGGAGAACTTACGCAACAAACCCTGGTGATGCTCAGGATGCCGCAAAGTGGATAACGGTGAATGGCACTCATATACCAATCGGTAAGAATGGCAAACTGGAAGGGAAAGTAGGAAAGAAGGTAGAAAGCCAGCAGTCCTATCCGAAATCAGGGAAAAATCTCATTGAGAGTCCGCCCTCAAAGGATATTCATAGTTACTTGCAAAAGGCCGGAGGTAATCCCGCTAAAGCTATCGTCCTCTATTACGACAATGAACTGCGAGGAGGTTCGGTTAGCACTGAGGTGGAGATATCTAGGAAGAAGCAAACAGTTTCTGTTGTTTTCGATGGCAAAGGGAGAAAGGAATTTAAGAAATTTTCTGGGCACCTACGAGAAATACTAGAGGTTCTTCCTTTTGTTCCAGAAGTAATAGAAAAAGGCTCCTACTTTGGGAGGAAAGAGGCTGTCAACCATTCTCCGCAACTGGCCTTTCATACAAAAATGAAAAACGTAAGGGTTAATGGCATTAAAAAAACAGTGGCTGTCGATATAGGAGAAACGTCAAGCACTGACTTCCATGCGTACAACGTCAACACCGAAGGAAATCGATGGTTTGATAAGAAAAAGGCTTCTTTTGAAATTGAAATGAGAAAAAGAAAAGCCAGAGACGCTGTGCTATTACCGCCTTCTAAGGGCTCGGTGAAAGGTTTACACCGGTCAACAGAACAATCTCTAGCTATGGACGGAATTGTAGAACGGCCCAAAGAGCCGGTCAAGATGTCAGTCCTAAGAATAAGAATTTTATGAAAAAAAATAGCCCCGTTCAGTTGGTAGCTGAGCGAGGTTTGAGTTAACTGATTGCAAGGGAATCAGTCAATATGAACATTTTACACGACCTAGCGGAGGCCCTAACCATGGTCACTGCCGTTCATTTGTATGCAGCTCTTCCCGTTTACCTAATCGGTTACGGGCTCGCAGTTTGGGTGATTGCGAAAGCGATTAAGGCTGTAAAGGATATTTTCAAATAAATGAGTTTCTGGTGTGGCTCATAGCCGCTCCATAAAAAATATCGTCGGCGCCATCTGGCGCTTTTTTATTTTGAGGAAAAAATATGTCAATCAATGCTAATCGATTGGTTTCTATCACCCCTCGCATCATTGGAGCTGGGAGCGCCGATCTTGAAACAAATGGTCTGCTGCTGACCCAGAATGCTCTGATTCCTGCAGATTCTCCGGCACTGGAATTTGTGACCGCTGCCGCTGTCGGGAATTATTTTGGTGCTGAATCTCCTGAGGCTGACTTTGCTAATCAGTACTTCTCCGGAGTGAACAATCAGCAGAGAGCGATTCAGCGTCTTTTTGTAGCCCGCAGAATCAATGCAGATGCCGCCGCTTGGATTAAGTCTGCTCCGATCACTGCTCAACTGTCTGAACTGACCGCGATTAAGACCGGATCCCTGACGATTTCGGTCAACGGCACAGAAAAAGAAGTCGTGAACCTCGACTTCTCCACGGCTACGTCTTTCAGTGACGTTGCAACTGAGCTGGCTTCTGCAGTCGGAGCGGTTTCCGGCGCTTTTAACTCTGATCAAAATGCCATCATCCTGACTACAACAGAAACAGGCGATACCGCTTCAATCTCCTTCGCGACAAAGGCGACCACTGGAACGGATGTATCTGCATTGCTCGGATTGACGGAGGATTCCGGCGCCGTTCTCTCTCAAGGCGCTGATGCTCTGACACCGGCTCAGAACATGAACCTTGTCACCTCTGTTTCTCGCAATTGGGTCGGATTCACAACTCTTTATGCAACAGAGGTGGCTGAGGCTTCCGCTTTAGCGGCTTGGGCCGACATTGATGATGACTATGTGTACTTTGATTGGTCCACAGACACAAAGATGCTGGATCAATCTACCCAGTCCACAACGAAAGCCGCCCAATTAGCTGAAAGCAATTACAACTGTTTGGCGATGGTTTACGGTACCGCTCAGGATGCCGCGGCCTTCCTTGCAGTCGGTGCTTCTATTGATTGGTCTGCAATTCAGGGTATCAAGACATGGTTCGCAAAATCTGCTTCCGGAATTAAGGCCTCCGTTCTCAGCGACGAAGTGGCCGAAGCATTGGATGATCTCAGGGTTAATTACGTGGGCGCATTCGCAACACGTAACGCGGAGTTTGATTTCATCAACCGAGGCTGTCTGCTCTCCGGAATTTATCAATGGATTGACGCTCTGTACGGAATGATCTGGTTCAAGGCCCGCATCCAGCGTCAGATCATGGACGGGTTCGCGGCTATCAATCGTGCTCCCTACAACGCCACCGGATTTGCTTATATCGAGGCATGGTTGCTCGATCCCATCAACGATGCCAAGCGTAATGGCGTAATTGATACAGGACTGGCTCTGTCCAACTCGCAGGTTCAGCAGTTGCTGACGGAAACCAACAATCCGACGATTAAGCAAGACCTCTACTCTAAAGGCTATTGGTATTTGATTGAGGAGAGGCTCCTTCCGCAAATGTGAGAACCCAAAGAGGAAGTCCGAGACTTGGATTATTTTTCACCTACGCCGGCAGTGTCCAACGAATCGAAATGCCACTGACCGCTGTCATGTAATCGAATTTCACAACCGCAAAGACCCGTCGTGAGGCGGGTTTTTCATTTAGGAATGAATAAGAAATGAAACCGAAATTAGATATCACATCCGCCAATGCGTCAGCAGTTATGACGATTGAAGAGCTGTATCCGAACGGTCTGAAGCTGGAAAGATTCTCCACAGATGCGGCTATCGTTGCCGATTCCCAGCAGGTTGCCGAGACCCGTATGGGCGTAGACGGCTTTATGGCGGCGGGCGTTACTCCGAACATCTACCCCGTAACGATCACGCTGGATGCCAACTCTCCGACTGCGACTGCATTCACTACGCTCTACGAAGCAATGAGCGCCAACAAACAGCTCTATGTTTGCAATCTGACAGTAAAGATCCCGTCTATCGGCAAGACCTACCAGTTCTCAAATGGTGTGCTGCAGACAGCAAATCCGATGCCGGCACTGAATAAAGTCCTGGCGCCGACAACCTGGGTATTCCACTTCGAATCCATGGAGCGTATCTAAAAAATGAAGGAACCAAAAGTTATCAAATTGGAAGACGGCGGTAATCAGCTGACCTTCAAGATTTATCCGTTTCCTGCAACTAAAGCTGAAGATCTAATGATTCGAATTGCTTTGATGACGGGCAAGAACCTCGATATTGAGAGCGAAATGGGATACAAAGACGTGATCAAAGCGCTTGTAAGTGTTCCTCATGTAGAAGCCAAGGCCCTTTTAGATGAACTGCTTTCCGAGGTCTACAAGGTGGATGGTAAGAGCGAGATCAAATTCTCCTTCGATGACGCAGACGGTTATATCTCTAGCCCGTTGACAATTCTCAAACTCAGAATTGAAAGCTTCAAGGCGAACTTCGGTTTTTTTCCCGACTTGATACGCCAGTTCTCCCCCGCCGTGCAGAATTCTTAGCCGATTGTGCCAAGGTTAGAGGCGTAGCAGTCACAACTCAGCTATCGCCTCTGATCTCTCGTTTAATCAACGGAGGCATGGCGTCCTTGGTCGAGCTTCAGACACAACTAACGCTGGAAGATGCCTACGCATTAGACGAGGCACTTTTGATTAAGAACTACAACTCATGGGTGGCGCAAAAGAGCGCTTAAGAACATGGCTCAAAAGACCGACTCTTTAGTAATTGATGTATCCGTCAACTCGAATGACGTAGTTAAATTCTTCGAGCTGATGTCTGAGAAGCTGAATCAGTTGCTCGGATTTGCTCAGGAGGCAGGCGCAAAGCTTGACGCTCTGGGAGAAGGCTCTGACGGTATCAAAGAGGTCTCTTCTTCTATAAATGAGGCTGGACAAAACGCCAAGAAAACCTCTAAAGATTTAGAGAACGTTGGAACGAGCGGTAAGAAAGCAGGGAAGGATGTTTCAAAGGCTTCAAAGGATGCATCGAAATCTCTTTCTCAGCTGGATTCGATGGCGAAACAAGTCTTTTCCGCCATTAAGAGTTACGCTGCTCCGCTGGCCGCTATGTTTGGAGCCAAATTCATGTTTGGCAATTACATAGATGAAGGCTCCAAGCTCGACGACATCTCTAAAAAAGTCCGGATGAATGTGTCCGAAATTGATGCGTGGCGAAAAGCGAACGTAGCAGCAGGAGGAAGCGCCGAGGCATTCACTCAGGCTATGCAAGCCTTCACTGAGCGCACCGGAGCAAGCGGTGAAGTTTTCCTTCGTATGGGAAAGCAGCTCAACGGCATGACTGGTGCCCAAGCAAACTACGCTCTGAAATACCTCGGACTGACCCGTGAAAGTGCCGCCGTTTTTCTGCAAAACAACAAGCAGATGGGGGAGCTGGTAGAGACATATCGAAAACTCGCTTTAACGCCTAAGGATGCAGAGAATGCCAGACGCTTCAAAATTTCGTGGCAAGTGACCGGAATGGCGATTCAAAGTATCGGTAATGGAATTGCGAAATTTTTCCTTCCGTACATTGAGAAGGCCGTCAAGGTTTTCGGCGACGCCTCTTTGTTTATTGGAGAGCATAGCCAATTTATCAAAATTGCGTTAACCAGTATTGCTACAGCAGCGGCATTGGCGTTTGGGCCTAAATCTGCCCTTATGATGGCGGGCAAGCTGCTCGGTCTTCTAGCCAGTCCGATTGGTCTTCTTATTGCAGGAGTTCTCCTGCTTGCCGGGGCTATCGATGACTTAATTGTCTTCGCCAAAGGCGGACCGAGCGTATTTGAAGATTTCCTGAAATCTGTAGGCTATACGGACGATCAGATCAAAGGAATCCGCAAGTCGTTTCAGGACGCTTGGAAGTCAATCTCAGACCTTTTAGACAAACTTTCACCGCTCAAAGACATGTTCCTGCAGGCCTTCGGGGACGTGGTTGTGGCAGCCATAACAGCGGTCGTGGGGTTTATCGGGGATTTAGCGAAGAACATTGCGAACCTGATAAATACCGTTCCAAAGATGAAAGAAAATTTCGTAAAGGCAGGAAACGAAATTAAAGCCGTCTGGGACGGGATTTTTAATTGGTTTGAAGAAAAATTCAAAATCTTCACAGATTGGGAAATGCCGGACTGGGTTTCTAAGTCTGCAAACGTTGTGGGCGGATGGTTCGGTTTTGGTGACGATAAGAAGGCACTAGTTACAGCACCTCCGGGAGCTCAGGCCGGCGCCGCCGCTTCGATTGTTCCTAGGGCTTCCTCTTCGGTTATCAACGCGCCGATGAAGACGGATGTCAGCATTACGATTCAAGGTAATGCCGATCCTAAAGCCGTACATGACGCCGCCTACCGTGCGGTCATGGAAGGTCAGGGAGATTATGAGGATATGCTGCAGAATGCGGCCAGCGGATATCGTCAAGGTGGTGGTTAAATGGCTAGTCTAAACTCTGTAATGTCCATGGGATGGGCGGTAGTCGGAAATAACCTTCTGCCGTTCGTTCCGTACACCTCTATTGGAGCAGTTGATGCAGATAAATCTTCAAGGGTTCCTACAGAGCCCATTGAAAACGGCCAGCTGGCAGCATTCAACATTGTGCGGGAACCTGAGCGGGTTAATGTAGAGTTTTTATTTAACGGTAATTACGCCATTCAGGTTTTGGCCCTTGCCATGCTTGATAGGCGATTAAACAGTACCGACACCTGCACGATATTTAGCCCTGCCAAAATTTGGCGAAATATGGCGCTCGATCACTATGATTTTTCCCGAACTCAAACGACGGGCGCCTCAATGCTCAACGTTCACGCTTCGTTTGTTGAAATTGTCTCTGTAAACCTAAGCCGGCAAAAAACCTCGTACTCGCCCAAGCGTGCAACTTCGGCCAATAAGGTGAACACAGGGCAAGCTCAAGTAAAACCAGGGATTGCTAAGGATATTACGGATCGGATTAGAGGATGGAAAAAATGAACCAAATCGTTATAAGTGCTCTTCCGTTCCAAGAGTTCTCATGTGTTCTTGACGGTCAAAACTGCGTTATCCGGTTACGACAAGTTGCCGAATACCTCTTTTGTGACCTGATGGTTGAGGGTGTCCAGATATTCGCTGGGCGCCGATGTTGTGTAGGCACCGACATCAATTGTTATCCGACGCCTCTATTTTCGGGGCGTTTGTTTTTTGTCGATACCTTAGGGAACTCGGACCCTCAATACGAGGGGCTCAATTCGCGATGGATATTGATTTACGAGGAGGCAGGAAATGCCGTCACTACTGCCGGAAATTGATAAAAACACAACGTACACGCAAAAAGAGGTAGCTGTAACTATCACGCTGGACGGTCAAGAGGCGGTCACGTTTCAGGGATTTGCCGTTAAGTGTACGGTCGACAAGTCCGGATGTCCTGCATTTCCTAAGGCTCAGGTAGAACTTAAAGGGCTGTCGTTAACCACGATGGAGCGGCTGACCCATTTAGGTTTTAAGTCATTTTCGTTGAAGCGAAACAAAATCAATGTTTCTGCCGGAGAGAAGGGAAAAACTCTGTCGGTTATCTTCAAGGGCGAAATAATTAACGCCTGGGCGGATTTCAATGCTGCTCCTTCTCCGACTTTTAAGATCGAAGCTAATTGCGGACTATTTCCCGCACTGATTCCTCAGCCGCCAATTTCTGTTAACGGAAATCAAACGGTCGCAGGCTTAATTGACCAGATCTCAAAAGAGATCGGCTACACACTTGAGAATAACGACATCACAGCTTCAATCAAGGACTGCATCATTGAAGGCGATCCGGTTACGAAAATGAGACGAATTGCCGGAGCAGTGGGGGCCAATCTGATTTTTGACGATGACAAGGTGGTGCTCGTTGAAAAACACGGAATCCGGAAGACTCAGGGATCTATTCCCTTGATTAACGCAATGAATGGGATGATCGGGTATCCGACATTTTCCAATAACGGAATCAACGTCACAACGTTCTTTAGGCCGGATCTGCGGATCGGAGCAAATTTCAAATTAGAGACGATAGTCCCAAGAGCATCCGGAACTTGGAAGATCACGGGGCTTCGACATGAGCTCAGTGCAAACGATCCTGGTGCTCAGGCGTGGAAAACGAGCATTACAGCAATCTATCCGAGGTGGTGAGGTCGATGAGTAATCAAGAATTCAGTGCAAACTATGATGATTTTGCAGGCTCTAATCCCATAAATGCCCTAGAGTTTTTCGTAAAGTCGATCCTTTCTAAGACTGTCTATACTGCGTTTCCGGTCACGGTAACGGCAGTCGAGAGGGCAGGCACAGAGGCCGGCGCCGGGTATGTTACGGCCAAACCGTTGCTAAAGCCTATGAATGTACAGGCTCAAGGGATTGAGGTGACAACGATTCCTAAACTGCCGTACTTTCGTCTGCAGCATGGTACCGCCGCCATCGTTTGTGATCCAAAAGTAGGGGACGTGGGCTTAGCTGTTGTTGCCAAACACGATATTTCAAATGTGAACGGAGACAACACGTCTAAAGTTCCTGCGACCTTTAGAGAGTTCGATCCATCTGATTCTTTCTATATCGGAGGATTCTGGGGAAAAGCTCCGGAAGTCTTTATTCATTTGGAAGATGAAGGGACTATCAAGATTAAAGCTCCGACAAAGATCACGATGGAGGCGCCGGAGTGTGAGGTTAATGCGAGCACCAGTTTCACAGTCAACTCTGCTCAGATCAATTTGAACGGTCCGATTTCCGGCGGTGGTTCTGGCGGCGCTGATGCAACATTCACAGGTGATGTAAATGCGAAGGGCATCAGCCTCACCAGCCACACGCACACAGGTGTTCAAAGCGGAAATTCAAGCACCGGCGCCCCGCAATAAATGAGGAAGTTAGATCATGCCGCATACAGCAAAAACCGCTCTTCTGAATCCTCAGTCGTGGGATCTTCAGCTGACGAAAGAAGGGAACATCCTTTTAACGTCCGGAGCTTTGGCAATAGCCCAGAACTTAGCTAATGAGATTCGGTTGTGGACGAACGATGCTTACTTCCAGCAGGCCAACGGCATTGCATGGAAGGAAGCCCAGCTCGCGAAAAAGCTGGATTCCTCCGTCCTTGCTCAATTGATTCATGAGGCTGGAAATAGGGTTGATGGTGTGAGGTCAGTTGATTCTGTGGACATTACCGAGTTCGATGAGGAAACGAGGACACTCCACGGAGAGATCACGATAACGACAGCGCAGGACGAAACAGTTTCTTTTGTGTTCTAAAAAATTATGGCTCAAATCATTTTTAATCCTTTGGTCGGCATAGAACTGCCGAGTACGCAAGAGATTCGTTCCGATCTCGGAACCAGGATCCAGCAGGCTTTTCAAACATCGCCAACTGATCCGCTCCTGAATATTGAGCCCAGTTCGCCAATGGGACAGGTTCTTGATCTGATCGTGGCCGAAATCGAGGCTAAAAACTCTGAGATTCTTTTCCTGTCGAACATGGTCAACCCGGATCTCGCAACAGGAAAGTTTTTAGATGCTCTGGCGGCTCTTTACGGTTTAGATCGCAAAATCTCCGAACCTACAGTTGTCAATTGCGTGCTGACAGGCTTGAAGGGAACAGTGATCCCCTATGGTGCGATCGCGCAAGATTCCCTTGGCAATCAGTACAGACATTCGGCCGCAGCAGGTGCGCGAATTGGAGACACCGGAAGCGTCACAACAACCTTTACCGCTATTGAACACGGCCCGCTAGAAGTAGCCGCCGGTGCAGTAAACAGAATCGTCACAACGATTGCCGGATGGGACACTATTAACAATCCTGCCGCAGGTGTTGTTGGACGCGATGAGGAAACAGACGCAGAACTTAGAAACCGCATGGTCGAAAGTTATGCTGTCAACGCCACCGGATATGTTGAAGCGATCGAGGCGAATCTGGCCTCGTTAGAAGGTGTTCTCGATGTCAGAGTTTTAGAGAATCCGACGAATGCAGTCATTACGCAGTTCGGTGTGAGCATCAATCCTCATTCCATTCTGGTCGCCATCGTTGGCGGAGAGGATGAGCAGATCGCTCAAACGATCTACCAGCGTAAGGATGCAGGCTGTGGGACTACCGGAAGCTATCAGGTTTCCTACACGGACTCCAGGTTCTACAACGCTACCTACGTGTACAACATTGTCAGACCTCAGAATCAAGCCTTGAAGGTTAAGATCGAATTCTTTGCTACTTCAATGAATCCGACTGAGAAAAACAACGTCATTCAGGCTGTAATCAATGACGTTCTTGGACAAGGTTCAAATGATCGCGTTTCATTGGCGTCGACTGTCTACGCTTCTCGGTTCTATGCCGCAATTCAGTCAGCGACAGCGGTTCCGGTTGCATCCATCCAAGTAGCTTTAGGGACAGGTGCTTTCGGATCCAGTGTCCAAATTCCTGCGAATGTGGAGCCTACGATTCAGGAGTCCGATGTCTCTCTGGTATTCCAGACAGGAGGCTAACGATGGCTGATTCTGCAACTTGGCGGAACATTCTGAGTGTCGAGGATTTCAGAAAACTCTCAAATGTCCGATCGTTGATTTCTATTGCGCTCCAGTCGCAGTATTCGCACTCCGAGCGATACCGACAATTAGGGTTACTTTTCAATGCCGAATTAGACGCGTCCCCTCAACTGGACGCGTTTTTTAATTTCATCTTGAACCCTGGGACAGCTTCTGGGGTTTGGCTGGATTGGTGGGGCAAACGTGTAGGCGTGAATCGAAACCTTGTAATTGATGGGCAGGACACACGACTGGATGATGAGTTTTTCAGATTCTTGATTTTTTATCGGGCTGTTGTGAATGTTTCGAACTCAACGGCTGAAACCATCAATTCTTTGCTGACCCGTCTTATTGGACTTCCAGCATTCGTAAACGATTATCAGGACATGACCATCAACATCCGAATTGTGGGGGAGCCGAATTCAGTTCAAATCGCGATTCTCAAAAACTACGGACTGTTGAATAGGCCTGCGGGCGTTCTGGCAAATGTCGAAGCCGTTGTGCCAAACACATTGGTCTTTGGTTTCTACGGATCAAAACTTCTTCCCTTCAATCAGGGCGTATTCAATCCTTCAAAGGTTATTGATATATGAGCAACTATCCTAAATTTCAAATTCCCGGAGTTGTGGCAGCTAACGGGGAATACACGATTCCTCCCTTAACTCCAACCGAAGCGGGAACCGGGCGATTGTCTGTACAGGAGGGCTGGGGTCAGGTCAATGCTGTTCCGATTGAACAGGGCGGTATTCCGCCGCACAAAGCAGACTTCAACGGTGTCTTGTTCCTTTTATCTCAATTTGCAGTGTGGTTCCAGCAAGGTGGAATCATGAACTACTCTGCCCTACTGGATTACGAGGTTGGCAATGAGGTCATGCAGAACGGAACAAAGTACCGATGTCTGCAGCCAAACGGCCCTCATTCAACGGCAGTAGCTCCCGGAACGAACAGAGCAGTTTGGAAAAATATTGATATCACTGTGCCGGCCGGCGCCGTTGTTCCTTTTTACAACGTAACTCTTGGAGGGTCAGCTAACAGGAATCCTATCTTTTGGGGATCTACACAAGCTGATGTTGGCTGGGTTTTATGTGACGGAGGCTCGGACGGCAGTGGAGGAACGGTACCAAACTTAGTAGGAAAGTTTGTTAAGGGATCCCTTCCTAAGGATGCGGGCGCTACAGGAGGATCTGCAACGATTGAAATTCCGAGTCTGTCTGTAAATGGAACCATTGGCGGAACGGCACTTACTGTCGCACAGTTACCCGCTCATTCTCACGGAGCAAGCACAGGAGGTGCGGGTGATCATACTCACTCTAAAGGAAGTATGAACATAACTGGCACCTTTGGCGGATGGGATTGCCAAGGTGGTCTCGATGGTGGAGGTGCCTTTTACGTGGAAAGTTATGGTAACTGGAAGGATGCTGGAGGTTCATTCAAAGATGATGTTCTTCGCCGAGTTGGTTTTAATGCCGCGAATGCTTGGACGGGAACTACCTCAACGAATGGGAACCATGTCCATACTGTATCGGTGGGAAATACGGGAAGCGGACAAACGCACACTCATCCACTAACTGCAAATGTAAGCATCTCTGGCGTTACCAATGAGCCGCCTTTTTACACACTGGCCTATTTTCTGCGATTGCCGGAGTAATTGAACATGGCAAAAACGAAATTTCAATTTCATTACACGCCTACAGGAACAGGCGTGATCAGCGGTCCAGAGGTTCTGAAGCAGACGGAAGATGCAATCAACGATGTCGGAGCTTATGCTGATCAAGCTTCTGATAATTCTTCGGAGGCCCTATCGATTGCAAAGGAAGCTCGTCAAACGGCTCAAACAGCCAATTCAACTTCTTCTAACGCCTTAGCTCAGGCTAACGCTGCTAACGAAAAAGTTGAGACGCTGAAACAAACGGTCGATGACTGGGATGCTGACATCCAAACATCGATCGCGCAGTCGAAGTCGGCGATTGATGCATCTACGATTGCAGTAAATACCTCGAATTCAGCTCAAGCGTCAGCAGCGGCCGCACAAACGGCGGCTCAAAGTTCTGCCGCCAGCGCTCAAACGGCGGAAAACAACGCGGCTCAAGCAGTCCAAACAGCTCAGACTGCCCAACAAGCCGCAGAGACAGCTCAAGGCAACGCAGAAACGGCACAGACGGCTGCACAAACAGCTCAAACAGCAGCACAAACGGCAGAGTCCAAGGCTGTGGAGGCGGCTTCCAATGCCTATGCAGTTCGAGTAATTGATCAGGTTTTAACGGCTTCCGGAACTATCCAGATTGCTGATTTAAAACCTCAAGGAAATATAAAAGCTGGAGACACGGTAGTTGGCACAGATGGCCGAATGTTTCGGATAACTTCCGTAAACGCCACAGCAGGTACCGCGCTTTTATCGGCAGACTACACAGACTTAACGCCTTCTGTTTCTTACGAAGCTCCTCAAACCTTGTCAGCTACTCAACAAAATACGGCGAGAAGCAATATCGGTTTCAGTGCAGGAGTCGACAGTTGGGCTGACGATAGTTTTAACGATAGGACTGATGATTACTTATGCCCGATTCTTGAAGAATTGATCCTCGAGAACGGTGGCACTCAGCAAGAAATCGATGACATAAAGAATGCCCAGACAGGACAAGACACTGGAACAGAGAATCCTTAATTAAGGAAAAAGTATGAAGACACTTGAAGAAGTCAAGCAAGAGATGCTTTCAAGGGCAATGAATCGACCTTTGTCTAAATATTCACTAAAAGACTCTGATGGGAGGATTGCAGTTTCGTCCAATTCTCCCGGACAACATGCATTCATCGATGCTAAGGATGAAGCTTTTGCTCAAAGCCATTACACCTTGTCAGAAAAATTTAAACGAGAAGACGGGACCATTATCAAATATTGGAAATTAGAACCCAGTCCTAAGGGATATTTCCAGAGTGCCGATGGGGACTATTATCTTTCAACTGAGCTTCCGGAACTGGATGATGACTTCGTGAAACAGCAGTATGAGCAGGAGGTCAGAGGGGAGCGCAATGCTCGAATCTCAGACACTGATCGATACGTTCAGCTCCCGGATATAACAGTTCAATCTGCCGCAAGAACTAAGCGATCTCAATTGACAGAAGAGGACAGAAAAGCATTGTTAGATTACCGGCAAGAACTCAAGGATCTTCCAGAGAAACAAGGATTCCCATTTGTCGATTACCCGGAATTTCCCACAGCTTTGGCTTATGAATTAGAGCAGGCAGTCAGCGATCGTAGTTCCATCAAACAGAGAGGTTTCTTTCATGCTTAAAGAATTGGCAAGTTTGTTGTGTAGTTTGTTTGTGCCCCGCAGAGCTGTAAGTCTTAGCGGCGGGGGGGGGGTAAAATAATCTATGGAGAAAATCTTTCCACTGTTGGTCTAACTGATTTTTCTGAATCTGTAACAGCAACCTCTCTACCTTACGTTGTTCCATTTGATGGGTATGCAGTAATTTCGTGGCAGGCAGTTTGGTCAGGTTCTCCCACCTTTGCTTGGTTCCCAATCCTATTTAATAGCCACAACGTACATACGACAGTCGAAACAGAAGGGCTGTCTTATGTGTTTTCTTTTCCGGTAAAGAAGGGAGTAACGATATCTGCAGGCGATATTAAAAACGCAAAGGTAATCCAGGTAACGGTTTACAAAATTAAGTAATAGCTCGGGCTCCTTGTCCGGGCGAGGAGTCAAAATGCTAAAACAACTTATTCAAAAGCTACTCGATAGCCGAACGACCCCAGAGGAGGCGGGGCATTCTGCTATGCCTAGCACAACAAAAACGATATTTCTCAGCAAAGACGAAACTGTCGGTTCTTGGGGAATACTCAATGCGGGGATAGCTCCTGACGATGGATATTTATTCGTCAATGCTAGTGCTGAGGACAATACGAATAGCGAAGTCAGAGCGCAACTTGGCAATATTTTTCATGTGTCTGCACAAGCACCTGCACCCAAAGGTTTAGGGGTCGCAATCCCCGTGAGCAAAGGAGCCACATATTCGGTAGAAGGAGCCTTCGTTTCACACATCACAGTAGGATTTGTCAAGGTAATCGGGGGGGGGTATAAACGCCTTGTTCGGAGGTCTCTATTATGCTTAAGGACCTCATGCAACTATTTGCAGAAACTTTTCTCAAGAGCAAAAGATCTTGGGTTGCAGAACAGTGTGCTCCGATTGTCCGCAATGGCACTAACATTCCTTGCACGAGTACCACCGACTTCTTTAGCTATGTTGCGCCATGCAACGGCTGGGCAACCTCTCGAAGCAATTCAAGCACAGTCTCAGCTCTTGAAATTCAAGTCGAGAATGGACAGATGGCGCTTGCCTCCGTCCTCAACGGAAACACCGCAGGGTGTGGTCTTTGCTGTTACGTCAAAAAAGGAACCACTGTTAAATTCTTATGCCGAGGTGGAAAGACTTCGGATTATTCTATTTGGTTCTACAAAGCAAGTTCAGACGCTTAATTCTTTGGCAGGAGGCGCGTTATGCTAAAAAATCTAATGCGGCTCCTTTTGTCCAAGTTTTACAGCAAAAAAGAATCTGAGGCGGTGGGACATCAGGCTATGCCGTCCGTATCCGTTATAACTCTATCTCCAACAACGAGTAGTGTTACTGGGTGGGCTCCTGTTTACGAAGGGATTGCGCCTACAGATGGTTATGCTGCTATAAGATTCACAGCAGATTCCGATAATTGCATCGCCGCAGCACAGACGACCAACGTAAACACATTCTCAACTCCACAAGTTAAAGGAGATGTCTTAATGGCTGCCTGCCCAGTGGCTAAAGGACAACCCTTTGGACTGTACGCTCGGGAAGCACATAATATCGCGTGTTGGTTTACTAAAACCATCGGGGGGGTGTCTTAGTAAAACTTTCTCAGTGTTTAGCACCGGAGGTAAGTTATGCTTAAACAGCTTATCTCATTGTTTGCTAAGAAATTTATTACGTCTCGCTCTGAATGGGTCGGCGGTCAAGGGTATCCGTCAAGTAATCAGACGACCTTCTCTTTGCAAAAAGACACTTGGGGTAAATACGTGGCACCAACAGATGGATATTTCTTCGTTAAAGAAAATAACGCTGAAGACATTGCAAACGTGTCTATCTACACGCCGGATATGTACGTTTCTTGCGTTGGAAAAGACTGGATACGCTTGTTTATTCCCGTTCGCAAAGGCCAAGAAGTTTCTTACTACTTTAATGTTAGAGACGGAGCCTCAAGCAGTTCAACAACATTTGCTTTTGCAAAGTCTGTCGGAGCGTCATAACCATCTTGTAACAGGAGGATCATTATGCTGAAAAGTTTATTGAGCCTCCTATTGTCATTGTTTTATTCAAAGTCTGAGTCGGCGAAGGTGGCCAGCCAATCACTTCCTAACGAGCTAGGTTTCACATCCGTTACGCTTAACACAAGTCAACCTGATACTTTTGCAGCACCTTATGATGGGTATTTGTGTATCGTCGTAGACACTGGAGGCAGTATCAATGTTTGGGGAGATGGCCTACAAAGTTCTAATTATTCTCTGAACAACGGCCAGAGCAAACTATTTGTTCCAATGCGAAAAGGGAACATTATCGGTTACAGCATTTCCGGAAGGCTTCTCTTCGGAAAATTTTATAGGCTAGTCGGGGGGGGGTATAGCGCTATTGAGAAACTTATCCGTAGCGGAGGTGCATTATGCTTAAGTCATTGGTTCAGCTCTTTGCGGAGAAGTTCCTTACTAGTAAAAAGGAATGGGTCGGACATCAGGCCGCTCCAGCGGCAGGGGATTCTTCCTTTACCGTGGTTACTCCGACTGTCTCAGGAGAATGGGAAGATGTCGTTGCACCGTATGACGGTTACTTCTATGTCTGCGGTATTACGACAAAAATCATTTTGGACTATGGCGGTCTTTGGCAGGGCGTTGCCGACGGTGTTAAAAGCTACAAAGGCTTTACTCTCCCTGTCTCGAAAGGAACAACCATCAGATATAACATCAATACTGACGCTGAAGGACTTTACGCAGGGTTTAAAAAGAACAACGCTTCTTAACTCTGTGGTAGGAGGTGCGTCATGCTGAAATCTTTAGTAGCGCTCCTCCTCTCTAAGTTCGTGAAGAGAAGTGACACCGAGTTTATCGGCCATCAAGCCGCACCTGATGGATGGGATAGACGAATCCTTCTCAAGGACAACGTGAAAGGCACCTTTGAAGGACAATACACCGCACCAACTGATGGATACTTGTGCGTGGACGCTGGGACGGGGATTGTTTCGCTGAATGCGACATGCGCCGTTCATTCTAGGGTACATGCCGCTTCATCTACTCTTAATTGGCCGCAGGTTTACGCCCCAATCAAGAAGGGCGCGGTTGGTGTCTACAACGTAACCGCCGCGGGAGATGCTGGAGACGGAAGTAGTGTTTACTTCGTCCCAATGGTCGGTTGCCAAACTCCTTAACCGCTCCGCCCCTCCCCGTGAGGGGCTTTTTGCTAGGTGTGCGCATTGAAAGAAAAAGCGCTCATAACATGTCCAAAAAGAGAGATAAACATGGAAACAGATTTCAGCCTCAGCGAGTTTGCCAGCACGGTGAACCTAATAGTGTTCGCGCTTATTCTTATCTGCGCCGCCTCGGGCTCGGCTATGCCGTACGTGAGAGGAGAACGGGGCTGGAATTTTCCGCGCTGGTTTGTTGAATTCATATCCTCATGTGCTGCCGGCTTCATTGTCTATCTAATCCTCCGCACCTCGAAACTCAGTTGGGAGTGGATCGGGGCCTGTAGCGGGGTGTCTTCTTACTTCGGCCTGAAGATCATGAACACTCTTTACGGTGTTGTCACAGGCAAATTAAAACTTACCGTCCACAATGGAGCGAACCATGGCAATTAGTATGCGCTCGTTTATAGCCGGACTTATAAAGCTGGTTTTGTTCTTTGCTTTTTATATGGCAGGGTGGCTCACAAACTCTCAGCTTAACCAGTACACGATCGTGTCACAGCAAGACCGGATCAACAGCCTGGAGAACGAAACCGCGCTCCAGCGCCTCCAGATTAACGAGCTAAACAGACGAGCAACTTCAAACACTGAGAATCTGAAGCAGCTTGAACGCATTAGTTCAGATATTGAATCTCTCAAAAAAGAAGTTCAGCAACTGCACGGCTTACACAATACGAAGGAGCCTAAATGAGAAAGCAAGATATTTTGTTGTACCCGCCTGAATTAGCAACTCAGTTCATATCTGAGTTTGAGCAAGGTCCCAAAGGCGGACCGGCCCTTGAATCCTACAAAT